CGATGCCGGAGCAGTGCTGCTTCCTTCCCGTTACGAAATCCGCTACCGCACCCACGCCCTTGATCTCACCCAAACAGGATGAATCCATGCACATCGAACTTGTGAAACCCCACACCCACGCGGGCAAGCGCCACACCGTGGGCGACCGCCTTGAAGTTGCTGAAGCCAGCGCCCGTTGGCTGATCGCGCAGGGCGTGGCCAAGACTGCCACTGCGCCCGCCACCCCCATTACCGATTCCAAACCCACCCGTCGTGACGCTGCGTCCGGCACCCAAGGAGACTGACCATGGCTTATTTCTCTGGACAAGGCCGCGTCTACATCGGCGCGCGCGACATCGACGGCAACCCGGCAGGCCTGACCTTCGTCGGCAACGTGCCCGAGCTCAAAGTCTCGCTGTCGGTGGACACCATCGAACACCAGGAGGCGCAGTCGGGCCAGCGCCTGACCGACCTGCAGCTGATCAAGACCAAGAAAGGCGAATTCGCCTGCACGCTGGAAGAACTGATCGCCACCAATCTGGCGCTGGCGCTCTACGGCACCACGACCACGATCACCCCCGGCACGGTCACCGGCGAGCTGCTGCCCAACCCGGTCACCCCCGGCAGCCTGTATCCGCTGGCGCTGCAAAACGTCTCTGCCGTCCAGATCCAGGATTCGGATGCCAACCTGTTGCCTGACACCCAGTACAGCGTCAACGCCAAGCACGGCTCGCTGCTGATTCTGGATGCGACCACCGGCGGCCCGTACACCGAGCCCTTCACGGTCGATTACGCCTACGGCGCGGCGCAGAGCACGGCGATGTTCACCCAGCCGCTGCCCGAGCGCTGGATTCGTTTCGAAGGCTTGAACACCGCCGACGGCAACCGCGAGGTGGTGATCGATCTGTATCGCGTGGCCATCAATCCGGCCAAGGAGCTGTCGATCATCACGGATGAACTGCTGAAGTTCGAGCTGTCGGGTCAGGTACTGGCTGACCTCACCAAGCCGGTCGGCGGCGATCTCGGCCAGTTCGGTCGTCTGGTGCTGCTGTGACGACACACGCGGAGATGGCGACGATGACCGACTTCCAAACCTTTCCGCCTGCGCCGGTGGTGGTGCAGATTTCCTGCGGCGCGCTGGAATTGACGCCGGTGCGTCTAGGCGAGCTGCCGCGCCTCTTGGCCGTGGTGCGGCCCTTTGCCGACGCCATCAGCGCCGAACCCGACTGGCTGGACTTGCTGGCCCGCCACGGCAACGGCGTGCTGGAACTGCTCGCGCTCACCACCCGGCGCGAGCGGGCGTGGATCGACGACCTGTCGCTGGACGACGCCGTGCAACTGGCCGCCGCCGTGTTCGAGGTGAATGCGGATTTTTTCGTGCGCCGGGTGGTGCCAGGCATCGCCCGCTCGGCAGATCAGCTGGCTCCGCTGATCCGCACGCTTGGGACAGCGCCGTCGCCCGCCTGATCCACGCCGGGCACGACCTGCACGCCGTGTTCGGTTACAGCGTGCCGCAGGCCTTGGCCTTTCTGCGCATCGAAGGGGAATTGGAACGCCAGCGTCTGGCGCAACTCGTCGGCGTGGTCGCCGTCGCCGCACAGGGCGAGAGGCGTTCCATCGAACAACTGCAACGCGATCTCTCGAAGGAGTGAGGCCATGCGCCTGACGCTCACCACCTCCGGCTTGCTCGATCCGCGCCAGTTGTCGGCGTGGAGTCTCGAGCGCCAGCGCGCCATCTGGGCGGCGGTGGCCAAAGGGATGCAAGGCGGCGGGCGTGAGGTGCGCGAAGCGGCGCGGGCCGAGATGCGCCGTGCTTTCACGATCAAACGCGCGAGTTTCGCGTCTTCGATGAGCACCAATCTGTTCGACAAGAAGCCCAATGAGCTGCCCGCGCTGTGGGTGGGCAGCAAGATTCCGTGGCTGGGTATCCACCAACGCGGCGGCACCGTCAGCGGCAATTTGCTGATTCCGCTCTTGCCGGGCCGCATCGGCCCCAAACGTTTCAAGGCGGTGATCGACGGCCTGATGCGTTCGGGCAATGCCTGGTTCATCGAGAAAGACGGCCGCGTGCTGTTGATGGCAGAAAACATCGCCGAAAACAGTAGCCAGCTCGCTCGTTTCAAACGCGCCGAACGCGGCCGCACGGGCACCAAGCAGATCAAACGCGGGCAGGAAGTCCCGATAGCCGTGCTGGTCAAGCGCGTCGATCTCAAGCGCCGCCTCGATCTGGATGGCAGCGTGCAACGCGCACTGCCTGCGCTGGCGCGGGCGATTCGACAGGAACTGGACAAACTCTGATGGCCAACAACCGCGCGCAAATCCTCATCACCGCCGTCAACCAGACCCAGGCGGCCTTCAATGCCGTCAAGGGCGGGCTGTCGGGGCTGGCCTCGGCGGCACAAAGCGTCAACGGCGTGCTCGGCAACCTGGGACTGGCGGTGACGGCGGCGGGCATGGTCGCGCTGGTCAAGTCCAGCATCAATGCCGGGGACGAGCTTTCCAAGATGTCCCAGCGCGTGGGCATCAGCGTGGAAACGCTGTCGCTGTGGAACCCTGCTGCCCAACAGGCCGGAGTGTCGAGCGAAGCCTTCGAGAAGGGGCTGCGCAAGCTCTCCACGACGATGGTCGATGCCGCCACCGGTGGCGAGGATGCAGCGCGTACCTTCAAGACGGTGGGCGTCGAGTTCAAAAACCAGGACGGCACACTGCGCGGCACCGATGCCGTATTGCTCGATTTGGCCGAGCGCTTCAAAGCCATGCCCGATGGCGCGGAGAAATCGGCGCTGGCGGTGCAGATCTTCGGCAAGGCCGGAGCCGAGCTGATTCCGTTCCTGAATCAGGGGCGCGACGGCATCAACGAACTCACCGACGAGCTGCGCTCGCTCGGAATCGAGATGAGCGGCGAATCCGCCGCGCAGGCCGAGGTGTTCAACGATGCCCTGGACAAGGTGAAACTGGCCACCACCAGTATCGGCACGCAGGTGATGACCGCCTTTCTGCCCGCGCTCAACGAGATGGCGCTGGGCATGGTCGAGTCGGCCAAGGAAGGCGGCACGCTGCGGGCGATTCTGGATGGCGTGGTGCTGGTGCTCAAAACCCTGGCGCTGGGCGCGGCCACCGTCGGCAAGGCCTTTGTCGCCTTGGGCGAGGCCATCGGCGCGGGCGTGGCGGCAGCAGTCGAAGCCCTCAAGGGCAACACTGCCGGGGCCAAGGCCATCATCGCCGACCTCAAGGGCAGCCTGATCAAGCGCCTCGATGAACTGGCCGAGTTCCGTGACAGCCTGTTCGATCCCAAGCCCATCGAGGTCAAAGCGCCGCAGATTCAGGCCGATCCGTCGCTGCTGGCGCGCATGGCGCGGCCCAAGCCCGCGCAGGACACGTCGGGTGCGCAAACCGCGCTGCTGAAAGCACGGATGGATGCGGAACTCGCCTTGCTCAAGGACAACCTGCAACGCGAGCAGACCGCGCTGGACGCGGCACTGGAAGATCGTCTGGTGTCGGTGCGCGACTACTACGCGCAAAAAACCGCGCTGGAACAGCGCGAACTCGATGCCGAAATCGCGCGCAAACAGCAGGAATTGGCGCGCAGCCAACAGACGGCCACGGGCGGTAAATCAGAAAACGACCGCCTCAAGGCCCAAGCGGAGGTTGCCAAGACCGAAGCCGAACTGATCGTCCTCAACAACCGCCGCGCCGACATCGAGCAGGCCAACGCCCGCAAGGCTGCGCAGGCCGAGCGCGAACTGGCCGATGCCTTGGCGCAGGCGCGTGAGGAACTGGCGCAGATCACCGGCACGGCAACGGATGCCGACCGGCAGGCGGCGATTGCGCGCAGCTACCGCGATCTGCGGGCACGGCTGGCGGCGGAAAGCGATACCGACGGCGTGTCGCTGGTGGATCGGCTGATCGACGTGAAAGCAGCGCAGGCCAACCTCGCCGCGCTGGAAGCCCAATGGCGTCAAGTCACCGAGCGTCTGCGCAATGCGCAGGAGGCCATCGGCATCCAGCAGCAGGCCGGATTGCTGACCGAAGCGCAGGCGCGCCAGCAGATCGTGACGCTGCAACGGCAATCGGCCACCGAGATGGAGCGACTCTTGCCCGCGATGCAGCAGGCGGCGGTGGCCATCGGCCCGGATGCGGTGCTGCGCGTCGAAGCGTGGAAGAACGAGCTGGCGCGCACGCGTCTGGTCGTCGATGAAATGGCTCCGCTGTGGAACCGCATCGGTGAGAGTTTTGGCAGCGCACTGAACGGCATGATCACCGGCGCGCAGACCTGGCGCAGTGCGATGGCCAGCCTGTTCCAGCAAGTGGCCGACGCCTTCCTGCAACAGATCGTGATCCAGCCCTTCCAGCAGTGGATCGCCATGCAGGCGCGAATGCTGGCGCTCAAGCTCGGCTTCATCCAGCAGGAACAAGTGGCCGATGCCGCCGCCAGTGCCACCACACTCGTCCAGAAATCGGCCCAGACCACTGCGGAGGTGTCGATGGATGCCGCCAAGGCCGGTGCGGGTGCTGCGGCGTCGCAGGCCTCGATCCCCATCGTCGGCCCGGGGCTGGCGATTGCCGCGATGGTGGCGATGGTCGCCGCCGTCATGGCGCTCTTGGGCAAGGTGAAGAAGTTCGCCGCCGGTGGCTTGGTGTCGGGCGCGGGCACGGCGACCAGCGATTCGATCCCGGCGCGGCTGTCGGCAGGCGAATACGTGGTGCGCGCCGCCGCCGTGCGTCAGGTCGGCGTGGCGTTTCTGGATTCGCTCAACGGCCTGTCCATCGGGCCGCGCTTCAAAGGCGGCGAACTGGCCTTCGCGGCAGGCGGCCTCGTGCCGGAGGTGAAAGTGCCGCCCGCGCAGCCGCAGATGAATCAAGCGGTGCGCATCGTCAACGCCATCGATCCCGGCGTCACCCACGATCACCTGCAAACACCGGCGGGCGAGCGGGTCATCGTCAACATCATCGGGCGCAACGCGCGGGCCATCCGCTCGGCGCTGCAGAACTGAAATCCGAGGAGCCACTCATGGCACTGCTATTCATCGACGGCTTCGACCACTACGACCCGCAAGCGCTGGACGACTACGGCCAACCGTGGCTGGCGCGCGGCAAGGCGGCCTACCTCTCGCCGCAGGCCACCCGCGAGCAGGGGCGGCGACCTTCATCGTTCGCGCTGCGCCTGCCCGAAGGGTCGGGCGGCGGTTACGTCAAGAATCTGGACGCCACCAAGACCAGCCTGATCGTGGGCGCATCCATCCGCGTCGTGGCCTATGAGAACACCTACACCGAGCCGCTGCTGCTGGGCGTGCGCGATGCCAACGCGCAGATCGCGCATCTGGTGAAGATCGGCGAGGACGGCAGGCTCAAGCTCTACCGCTGGCAGTATGGCTACGAGCAGCTGATCACCACCTCGGTCAGCACCGCTCCAGCGCGCGGCTGGCATTACGTCGAACTGCAGGTGACGCAAGGCACCAGCAATGGCGTGCTGTCGGTGCGTCTGAACGGCGTGCTCGCCATCCAGATGAGCGCGCAGAACACGATTCAGGGCGGCGGGCAGTTGCTCACCGCCTTCCTGGGTGCGATTCCGGGCCAGTATTGCCCGCTGACCATCGACGTCGACGACTTCTACATCGCCGACACCACCGGCACGATCAACAACACCTTCTTGGGCGACGTGCGCGTGGATGCCTTGCAGGCCAGTGGCGCGGGCAGCCTGAACCAGTGGACGGTGACACCCTCCGGCGTGAATGCTTGGGAGGCCGTCAGTGACGAGGATGAATCCACCTTCATCAGCGCACCCAGCGCCGGACTGCGCCAGTCCTTCGATGTCGAGTCGTTGCCGGTGATGGCCACGCCCGCGATCTTTGGCGTGCAGTTGACGATGCTCTCGCGCAAGACCGATGCGGGCTTGGGCAAGCTCAAAGGTCTGGTGGTCAGTGGTGCACAGACCGCTTCGAGCGCCGAGGTGATCCTGCAGGAACAGCAGGCATGGCAATGCGCGCTGTTCGAACGCAATCCGAACGGCAATGTGCAGTGGACGGAAAGCGCCTTCAATGCCGCCGAGTTCGGCGTGGAGTCGGCATGACAAAACGACAGGACTGGCGTTTTGCACAGCCGCAGGCTGCCCGTCAGGGTGCCGTACAGGGAGGTGAGGCATGACCGACCGGCGAGTTGCGGCGCACATCGCCGAAACCGGCAGCCAGCCCGCGCCGGGCTACGAAGCATCGCGTGTTCTTGGCGAAGTGCTGTCGCGTGCCGGTACAGGCAGCGCTGTCGCCACGTTCACGCCAGAAACCGCTAGCGCGTCGTGGCCGCCGGATCAGGCCGCGCACTGGCTGGTGGAATCGCTGGCGCGCCCTTGGCCACCGCTGGTAGGGCCGGTGTTCGTGGTCGAGGTGCTGCGCCGGGACACGGCATCGAGCGCCATCGTTGCCACCGGCATGGATGCCTTCGGCGATGCGCCGTGGCCGGACGCACAGCGCGGCGTGTTCGCCTTCCGCCACGACTGGTCTGAAGCACTGGTCGAACGGCTGGAGTGGCAAACCAGCGTCACGCGGCTGGCCAGCGGCAATGAATCGCGGCAGGCACGGCGCAAGGTGCCCCGGCGCTCGTTGAGCTATCACGTCGGACACGCGCGGGCGACCGATGCGCTGGTCGCTGACTGGCTGGCCGATCATCTGGGCAAGGCGTCGTGGTGGCCGCTGCCGCAGTACGCGGTGCCGCTGACCGCCAGTGCCGAAGCCGATGCCCTTGCGCTAGAAGTGGCCGACGCGGACTGGCGGCACTTCGTGACGGCCAGTGCCGATCTGCGGCTGACGTGGAATGGCATCGAGGGCTGGAACGAGGCCGACGTGTTCGCGCTGCTCATCGCCCCCGATGGCTGGCAGCAGGTGCGCATCAACAGCGTCGACAGCGATGTGCTGTGGCTGGCCGAACCCTTGGCGCGCGCCGCCGGAACGGGGAGCAGCGTGATGCCGCTGGTGTGGGGCCGCGCCGTCGATCCGGCGGATCTGACCCAGTGGGTGCCGGGGATGGTCGGCGGCACGGTGGTGGCGCAGGTCGAACCGGTGTCGCCACCCGATACCGGTCTGCTGGCGGACCCGTGGCTCGACGATCTGCCGGTCTGGCCCGATGGCAACTGGCGTGACGATCCAGCGGTTGCCGCGCAAGCGACGATCACCCGGCAGGATTTTTCGCCCGCCGATCCGTGGCTGCGCCGTGACGATCCGTGGCCGACCACCACCTTCCAGCGCCGCTATCTGGCGAGCACGCCCGAGGACATTGCGATCTGGCGCGAGCGTCTGTGGCAAACCGAAGGCCGCTTGAACGCCTTCTGGCTGCCCGATGGCTTGGCTCCGATCCTGTGGGTGCGCTTCGAGGCCGATCCCGAGGACGGTTTTCTGCGGGTGGAGGGCCAAGACCTCCCAGCGTTCTGGCATCGCCCCGCCGCCTGCCTGATCGTGCATCCGGACGGTTATCAACAGTACGCCCTGACGGCGACCTGCCATCTGGATCAGGGCGGTGTGCTGGTGCTGCGCTCCGGCCTCGACGATTGGGTGCCCGAAGGCAGCCGGATTGTTCGCCTTGCGCGCTGCCGCCTCGACCACGACGCCATCGACTTGTACTGGCACAGCCCAACGCTGCTGGAGATCGCGCTGACCGCACGTCAGCTGCCCGAGTCGCGCGGCAACGACCGAAAAACGTATGGAGAGTACGCCGTATGAGCAACCAACCGCTGATGGAAGTCGAGCTGTACGCCTTTTCCAGCAGCAACGCCCAATTTTTCCTGACCCCGCACGAATTTGATGTCGATCTCGACGGCACGCCGTACACCATTCTGTCCATCGAACGCAACGAACTGGCGCTGGGTGCCGAAGCCGCCAAATCAGCGCTGGAACTCAAGCTGCCGCCGAACTGCGATCTGGTGCGCCACCTGCTTGCCGCCTCGCTGACCGGCGACACCACCTCGGTCACCTTGCGCATCGGGCGGCGCGATAGCTGGGGCGACTACTGGTGGCTGTCGGGCACGCGCTGGATGGGTCGCGTGCTGGGTGTCGAGATCGACGCCGATGCCGCCCGCATCCGCTGCGAATCCGCGCAGGTCAGTTTGAAGCGCATTGGCCTGCGCAGGCTCTACAGCCGCAAGTGTTCCCATGTGCTGTATTCCAGCGCTTGCGGCGCATCGCCGATCACCGGCAGCGCCTTCGTCCTCGACGTCTATGGCCGCAACGTGGAACTCGATGGCGGTGTGCCCGACAGCGTCAGCGGCGGACTGGCCGGTGGCTGGCTGCAAACGCCCGATGGCGCGCGCCACATGATTATCAGCGACTACGGAAGCGGCGTGGAGCTGCTCTATCCAGTCGCCATCGAATCCGGCACGGAAGTGCTGCTGACGGTCGGCTGCGATCACAGCACGGCCACCTGCCAGTCGCGCTTCGACAACCTCGACAACTACGGCGGCTTTCCCGCCATCCCGAGCAAGAACCCGTTTTCGACGGGCGTGTTCTGAACCCCCTTCTTAGGAATTTCCATGTGGTACCTCGTCGTCATCGTGGTGGCGGCGCTGGTGTCGGTCGCGCTCGCGCCGAAACCGCCCGAACCCAAACCGGCATCGCTTTCCGACGTCGATGCGCCCACCGCTGAAGAAGGACGCCCGATCCCGGTCGTGTTCGGCACCGTGCTGCTGCGCGGGGCCAACGTGGTCTGGTACGGCGATCTGGTCGCCGATCCGATCCGCAAGAAAGGCGGCAAGAAATGAGCAGCAACGTGATCGTCACCATCGACGACGTGCGCGCCGGGGGCCTGTGCGTGAACGGTTCGCGTGCGTGGTTTGATCGGCACGCGCTGGATTTCCGCGCCTTTTTGCGCGATGGGCTGGATGCGGAAACGCTGCTGGCCACGAATGACGCGATGGCCCTGCGCGTGGTCGAGCACGCCCGCGCCCGATCTGCGCAGGAGCACGGCTGATGGGCGGCAGCAGCAAGAAGCAAACCGTCGGCTACCGCTACCGCATGGGCCTGCATCTGGTGCTCTGCCAAGGGCCGGTCGATGCCGTGCAGGAAATCCAGATGGGCGAGCGCACCGCGTGGGGCGATGCCGACCGTGGCCCGCTATCCAGCGGGCACGGCCTCACCAGTCTGGCGATCAACAAGCCGACGCTGTTTGGCGGCGACGAGCGCGAAGGCGGTGTGATCGGCACCATCGATGTACTGCCTGGCAACGCCAGTCAGGGACGCAACGGCTACCTGATGGCGCGTCTCGGCAGTGCGATCCCGGCGTTCCGGGGCGTGCTGTCGCTGGTGGCGCGGCAAATCCAGTTCGCCGCCAACAATCCCTACCTCAAGCCGTGGGCGGTGCGCGTGCGCCGCTTCACGGCGGGCTGGTTTGAAACGCCGTGGATGGAGTGGAACGCCGAGGTGCGCGTCTGGGATGACGACAGCGGCCAGGAGGTGAGCGTGGGCATGAACCCGGCGCACATCCTGGTGCAGTGCCTCACCGATCCGCACTGGGGCATGGGCTATCCGCAGGACTGCATCGGCTGGAGTTTCTGGAACGCGGCGTGGGCGTTGTCGGACGAGGGCTTCGGCCTGAACCTGATCTGGACGCGCCAGCAATCCATCGAGAGTTTCATCGGTCAGGTGATCGACCACATCGGCGGCATCCTCTACACCGATCCGGAGCAAGGCACCTTCGAGCTGAAACTGCTGCGCGACGACTACTGGATCGACAGCCTGCCGCAGCTGGGCCCCGATGAGATCGTTCGGCTGGAACGTTTCGAGCGCGCGCAATGGGGCGAACTGCCGAACGAATTGACCGTGGCCTACACCGACTGGCAAACCGGCGGTGACACCACCGTGACCGTGGAAAACCTCGCCGCCATCCAGTTGCAGGGCGGCGTGATCAATCAGCGCCGCAACTATCCGGGCGTGAACTACGGGCCGCTGGCCGCGCGTCTGGCGCTGCGCGATCTGCGCGCCCTGGGTTCGCCGCTGGCGCGGATGAGCCTGACCGTGGCGCACGACACCTTGGAACGCGCGCCGCTGCCGGGCGATGTGTTCCTGCTCAACTGGCCGCGACTGGGCATCGACCAGATGGTGGTGCGGGTGACCAGCATCGACACCGGCACGCTAGGCGCAGCCGAATGGCGCATCGAGGCGATGGAGGATGTGTTCGGGCTGGACAGCGCTGTTCTGGCCCCGCCGCCACCCATCATCGACGAACCCACACTGGAGCCGCTGCCGCCCGCCCTGGTGCTGGCGGTGGAGATCCCGTATTGGGAACTGGCGCGCACCTTGTCGCGCGCCGAGCTGGATTACCTGACCGACACCGATGCGGCAGTGGGCGCGCTGGCGGCGGCGGGTGGTGCCGGACAACTCAACTGGCAGCTCGCCACCGGTGCATCGGCGGGCGACATCGAAGTCATCGCCGGTGAGGACTACGCGCCGCTGCTCACGCTCGACGCGGCTTTGTCCGCCACCGAGGCCGATGCCGTCGCGGTGCCGGTGACGGCGATCAGCCAACCGGAACGGCTGGCCGTGGGCAGCTACGCCTATCTGGTCGATGCCGCTGGCGAAATCCGCGAAGCCGTCGCTGTGCTGGCCTTCGATGCCGGTGTGGCGAGCATCGATCTGGCGCGCGGCGTGCTCGACACCACGCCACAAGTGCATTTCTCCGGCACACGCCTGATCGGCGTCGGCGAATGGCTGGCTGCCGAAGGGGTGGAACGCGCCCCCGGCGAATCCGTGTTCGTGGCCGCGATCCCACGCACCTCGACCGATCAGGGCGATGCGGAACTGGCCGCCAATGGCCAGCCGCTGCTGCTCATCGGACGGCAGGCCTTGCCGTATCCGCCCGGGCGCATCCGCCTCAACGGCCAGATCGAGCCTGCCGTGGTGGCCGGTGATCTCGCCATGACATGGGCGCACCGCGACCGCATCCAGCAGACCGCCTACCTCGTGCAACAAGACGAGGGCGACATCGGCCCGGAGCCGGGCGTGACCTACACCGTGCGCATCCGTGATCGCAACGACGTGCTGGTGCATACGACGTCGAGCATCGCGGGAACGGATTTCGTGTGGGACGCGGCCACGGCTGCCGCAGACGCTGGGGCGTTGGGCGACCGCGTCACCGTGGAGATCAGCGCCGAGCGCGACGGGCTGGAGAGCTGGCAGCCGCAGGCGCGCGTCATGGATCGGGCGGGCTATGGCCTGCGCTGGGGCCAGTATTGGGGAGGAATCTGATGGAAACGCCAACCGACGCCCGCATCGATGTTCATCTGCTGACCCTGAACGAGCCTGCCGAATGGCGCGAGGCCTGCATCGCCAGTCTCGATGGTGCGCCGATCCAGTTGCATGTCGTGCCGGGCATAGCCGGGCGCATCGGTGAAGCCCGCACCGCTGGCTACGCGCAGGGTGCTCTGCCGCTGGTGTCCTTCGTCGATCCCGACGATCTCTATAAGGCCAGCGCCTTCACGCAACTGGCCGATGCGCTGGATGCCTGCCCGCAAGCGGTGATGGCCTACAGCGACGAAGCGCTGATGGACGAAGCCGGGCGCAACATCGCGGTGCGGCGTCTGGCCTACAGCCGCTGGCAGCACGCCAACAGCGCCAGCCACGTTCACGGCCTGATCGTGATGCGCCGAACTGCCGTGGAAGCCGCGCTCGCGGGAACCGCTGACCTCAACAACTTCGCCGACTGGCTGCTGACCCTGCTGGTCGCCAAACGTGGCGGCGTGCTGCACCTGCCCATCGTCGGGCGGCGCTGGCGGCAACACCCGAAACAAAGTCATCGCAGCGGCGATCCCGAATCCGTCCGGCGCATCCGGCAAGCCGCCCCTCTCTGGAGATAAGCATGTCATCGATCGATCCGAACCTTGGACTCACCTACGGCTGGACGCTCGGCGAGTCCGGCTGGGCCAGCGGCATGGACGCCAATCTGAAACGCCTCGGCGCGACAGTCGGCCTGTCCGTCAAAGACCGCGACCTGACCGCGCCACCGGCCAGCCCTGCCAACGGCGACCGCTACCTCATTCCTGCCGCCGCTACCGGTGTGTGGGCAGGCAAGACCCACCAGATCGCCGTGCGCATCGAGGGCGTGTGGGAATACCACGCGCCCAAGGTCGGCTGGCTTTGCTACATCGAGGACGAGGCCAAGCTCAGCGCCTACAAACCCGCAGGCTGGAGCGCGGGCATCGCCATCTGATTGCCACTCATCCGCAACCACCCGAACCCGCCCGCGAGGCGGGTTTTGCTTTTCTGGAGACTGCAATGACCGAAGAACACCCATCCGCCGCCCTCGTGGAAAACATGCTGCTCGTCCGGCGCGAGGACTTCGACGAACTGCTCGACCGCGCCGCCGAGCGCGGTGCCGAACGTGTGCTGACCCATCTCGGTTTGGAGAACGGCCACGCCGCCCGCGACATCCGCGAACTGCGTGATCTGCTCGCAGCGTGGCGCGATGCCCGCCGCACCGCGTGGCAGACCGCCGTGAAGGTCATCACCACTGGCCTCCTGGCCGCGCTGCTGGTCGGGGCTGCCATCAAGTTGAAGCTGATGGGAGGCCCGCAATGACCGCCCGCAAACTCTGCCTGCTGGACGACTGGCACAAGATCGTGCGCCGTGCGTGGAGCATTCGTCTGTCCATCGTCGCGGCGATCTTCACGGCGGCGGAGGTGGTGGTGCCGCTGTTCGGCGACGTGCTGCCGCGCGGGGTGTTCGTGCTTCTCGCCTTTAGCGCCAGCATCGGCGCGGCCATCGCGCGCTTGGTGGCGCAGCCGGAGATGCACCGATGATCCGGCCACCGCAACGCAGAACCGTGGCCGCGCTGACCTTGTCCGCCGCCGCACTGGTCGGCATCGTGCTGCACGAGGGTTACACCGACCGCGCGGTGATTCCGGTCAAGGGTGATGTGCCGACCATTGGTTTCGGTACGACTTCGGGCGTGAAGATCGGCGACACCACCACGCCGCCGAAAGCGCTGGCTCGGGCGCTCACCGATGTGCAGCAGTTCGAGGGCGCGCTCAAGCAATGCGTGACTGTCCCGCTGGCACAGCACGAGTACGACACCTATGTGTCTTTCGCCTACAACGTCGGCACCAGCGCGTTCTGCAAGTCCACGCTAGTCAAAAAGCTCAACGCCGAGGACTACACCGGGGCCTGCGCGGAGCTGCTGCGCTGGCGCTTTTTTCAAGGCAAAGACTGCGCGTTGCCGGAGAACAGCCGGTTGTGCGGTGGCCTCGCCACACGGCGTCAGGCGGAGTACCGGCAGTGCCTCGGGGAGAACGCGCCATGACCTTGATCCCTTGGCCGTACCGCCTGCTGGCCTTGGCTGCGTTGGCCGTCGCGCTGATCGGGTTCGGCTGGGTCAAGGGCGCGGGCCACGTTCAAGCTCGGTGGGACGCCGCTGTCCAGCAGCAGAGCCTGCAAACCGCCGCAGTGCGCGAGCGGCAAGTGCAAGCCACCGTCAAGGTCGTCACCGAGTACGTCGACCGCATCCACGTCGTCCGCGAGAAGGGCGACACCATCATCAAGGAGGTTCCCGTCTATGTGCCCGCTCAAGCCGATGCTGCTTGCACTATCAACCGTGGCTTTGTGCGCCTGCACGACGCTGCCGCCGCCGGTGAACTGCCCAAGCCCGCCGGAGATGCTAATGCGCCCGCCGCAGGCCTTGCGCTCTCTGCCGTCGCCGGAACCGTCGCAGGCAACTACCAGTCCTGCCATGAAAACGCCGAGCAACTGAGGGCGTTGCAGGCGTGGGTCAGGGAGATGGCTGCCACCGCGAGGTGAGAAATCCGTGGAGCAGACCATCGAGCCTGAATGGCGGCGCGGGGTCTATAGCAACGGGAAGGTGCTGCTCGGCTTCGCGGCGCGGCGCGAGGCTGAGACGCCCCTGATCCTGCAATCCACGGCTGGCTGACGGCCCACACCTAGGCACAAAAAGCATATTTAGGATAAACTATGCTTTAGGTGCATTATCAGGATAGGCAAGATCGTGGCTTTCGAGAGCGTTGAAGAACTCATCCGGGCGGCGCGCAATGGGCGCAGTCAGAAGGAATTCGCCGATCTGCTGGAGGTCGATCAGTCGATGGTGAGCAAGTACGAACGGGGCAAGGCCAGTCCGCCGATCAGCGTCATCAACCGCTGTATGCGTCTGGTGCATACCGCCCAGGGCGAGGCGGCGCCGTCGGCGGAACAGCTCGCCGACCGCGTGCGCGAATCCTTGGCCGACCCGAAATTGGGTCAAGTGCGCTCGGCGCTATCCCGCTTGGTGGACGCCTTCGCGTCCGAAAACGCGCAGGCCCGTTCGTCGGGCGCTGCGCCGCAATGACATAGGAGGCCTTATGGCAACGCAATCAACCATCGAATGGACGGAGCAGACGTGGAATCCGACCACCGGCTGCACCAAGGTTTCGCCGGGTTGCAAGAACTGCTATGCCGAAGTGATGGCGCGGCGGCTGCACGCGATGGGCGCGCCCGGCTACGAAAACGAGTTCAAGCTCACCGTGCATGAGAACCGGCTAGAGCAGCCGCTGCTGCGCAAGAAGCCCACCACGTACTTCGTGAACAGCATGAGCGACCTGTTCCACGAGGCTGTTTCGGACAAGTTCCTCGACCGCGTGTTCTCGATCATCGAGACCACGCCGCACCACACCTACCAAATCCTCACCAAGCGCGCCGAGCGCCTGCCGGAGTATTTCGCGCGCCGGGCTTGCCCGCAGAACGTGTGGCTGGGCGTATCGGTGGAGGACAAGAAGTACGGCGTGCCTCGCATCGACCATCTGCGCAAGGTGGACGCGCACATCCGTTTCCTCTCGGTGGAGCCGCTGCTGGAGGACTTGGGCCGCATCAACCTGAGCGACATCCACTGGGTCATCGTCGGTGGCGAATCAGGCCACAAGGCTCGCCCGATGCGCGAGGAGTGGGTGGCGAACGTGCAGGTGCAGGCTGAGGCCGCTGGCGCGGCGTTCTTCTTCAAACAGTGGGGCGGCTGGGGCGCAGATGGCGTCAAGCGCCACAAGAAGGCGAACGGTCGCATCTTCCGTGGGCGCACATGGGACGACTACCCGGAAGCCGTCGTGCAACCCTAGAAATTGAACGCGCCTTGGCCTTCGACGTTCGAGGCCGTGGCCCAGAACTTGTGGGCGAGTTCGTGCTTGGCGGCAAGCAGCAGCCAGTATAGCGGCTGATTGTTGCTGCCCGTGAGCAGGCGCATGTCGGTGGAAGGCCACACGCCAAGGCCCGCGACCTTGTCACGCCAGAATTGGAAGATCTGCTGCCGCAGTTCCTGCTGGCCTTGAACGATGGACACCTTGTCGCGCCAGCCTGGTGCGAAGGTGTCGAACGGCGAGTTCTCCGTGGTGGCGTAGGTCACCACGTTTCGCTGCAAGTCCATCTGGCTGATGTGAACAAGCATATCGATGCGTGTGAGCGATGACAGGGCGACGACGATGTCGAAGTTCAAGGCCGCCAGATCGAAGGGATCGAGAAACGCGAAGTTCAGGCCGTAGGCGTTGAGCTGGGCGATGACCGTTTTCACGGCATCGACAGCGGAACCGTCCACCTCGACCACCGGCGCACCCAAGTTGCGCAGGCGGGTTGCAGCGGCTTGCCGCCGCTGGGCATCGAGGTCGCCGATGAAGACCTGCGAGAACGGTGCGTTGCCTTCCTTGCTCTTCTTCCATGCGGCGACGACCCCGCCGTCAATCCACTCGCCGGAGTCCCGCACCTTGCATCGGCCTGGCCCGCAGAACAGATCGATGTAGGTCGCGCCTGCCTTGCCGGGGCCTAGAAACTTCGCGCGGGCGCTACGCGAGATGTCGATGTAGCGGCACAGGTAGTCGTGCTTCTCCTTCGCCCAGACGCCCACTTCTTCGGCAGGCAGGCCATCGTCCCCATCGATCAGTTTTCCCATCGTGTCTCCCCCCGTATCGGTTTATTGCGCCTGCTGGATCGCCCGACGCAGCGATGCAGAGACATCCCACACATGGGAGTGGCCGCCCAAGGATTTGGAAACCTTGATGTGATTATTGCTTTCCAGCAGGTTCAGCACGAAGTCGACGAAGGCGCGGGGCTTGTCAACACGCGTTGCCAATTCCTCGTTCTGGCGGACATCCTCGTTGACCAGCAGTGCGGCAATCCGGCCAACCACATCCTGATAGCCATCGACATACGCCTGCGCGAACTCCTGAAAGCCGTAGTCCGTCAGCACGACATGCGACAGCGGCGCGCCAATAACACGCCCGATCTTGATGTAGTAGTGCTGTTCGAGAATGTCCAGCGAGTCGAGCAGTTCCTGCTGTGGCACGTCTTGGAGCGCCGGTTCTGCGCGAAGCCGATCCCAATCCACAAGACCTGTGTCCTCGTCGATCTGTACTCTCGCAATGACGCGCAAGGCCAAGTCATCAACCCGCGTCAAGCCGGAGATCAATGGCGCTGGCCCGGAAAACCGGGCGGGCGGTTGGCCGATGGTCGGCTTGTCGTCCACGTCGAAGATCGCTGACAGGATGCGCTGCAAGCTCTGACTGTAGTCAGCGAGGTCATTGACCCGCTGCCAGAGGGTGGATCGCAGGCTTTCGGGCACTTCGCAATCGTCGATGACGACAGGGATCAACCGCGTTCCACGACTGATCCTGTTGACCACTGACGTGTTCAGCTCCTCCCGAACCCAAGGCTTCTGGACGCTGATCGTGGACAAGACGACGATGACAGCTCGCGCCTCTTTCAGCCCTTCCTCGAAGATCTTGTCCACCAGACTGTCGCCCGGTTTCATCTCCCACTGGTCGAGCCACGCATCGACGCCGTTCTCGCGCAAGCGCCGCGCAAACTCGACGACGAAGCGATCCTTGTCCTCGCTGGCGTGACTGACGAAGACCTTGGGTGCGCTCATTCGCCAGCCTCGATTTCCATGTTCTTGAAATTCA